TGATTGATATGGAAAGAGATGTTATCGAGGCCGTTCTAGGTAGGTATACAGAAGATAGAGGTGGCGGTAAAAAACTTAGACCTGCCAGTGAAAGAGTTCCTAGTAAAAAGACTAAGAAATCGGAAGAGGAGAAGCCAAAGAAGGGTGATACGATGATCACCTACCTCAAGAGAAGGGGTCCTAGAAAGGGAGAAGCAACTGCATCGCAGGTACAGGGTTGGAGAGGTTCTGATCGAACTAACACGAACAGAAAGGGTCACGAGTCTCATGCAAAATCTTATAGAGATGTTAAAGAGGCTCAGGACCATGAAGTTGCAATGGCCCAATCACAGTTGAAAGGTGCTAAAGAAAATATTTCAAAACTTCAGAAGAAACTAGGTAAGAAAGAAAAAAATATTCCTGCATGGATGCAGGCTAAGATTACTGATACCGCACATAACATGGATGCTGCCTCAGGTTATGAGGAGGCGTACACTGGATATTATGGTAGTAAGGAAGAGCAGGAAGATAAGAAAAAAGAGACTGCGAATAGAGAACGTGATCTTCGTATGAAGCACGGTAAGAGATGGAGAGAATTCACCAGAGATGCCGTTGCTGCAAAGGAAAGAGAAAAGAATAGATTGAGACCTGGAGAAGTCAAGACCTTCAATAAGACTACGGGTAAGTGGGAATCCAATAAGGATTGACACGGCATTAAAATCTTAGTAAACTAACTCTGTCAGGGTTCAAAGGAAGCTCCTATATACTTTAGAGTATATTTGAGCTTCTTTTGAATGACTACATTAAGAGAAAGGATGAGAGCGAGGGGGGAACTTCTACTAGCTCATGCTCCTATCATAACCCTTGGTTGTACCTTGATCAGCACTTTGAGTCTGATGACATTGGCGACAGCTACGGTTTTGTCTACTGCATCACAAACAAAACCAATGGCAAAAAGTACATTGGCCGAAAATATTTTTGGAGCTACAGAAAGCCTAGAGGTAAATCTAGGAGAGTTAAAAGTGAAAGTGACTGGAAAAAATACTACGGAAGTAGTGACGATCTTAAAGCGGATGTTAAGAGACTCGGACCTGATTCATTTGAACGGGTAATATTATCCCTACATAAAACAAAGGGATTTGTAAATTACGAGGAAACTAGACAGCTTTTTGTTAACAACGTTCTGACAGAGGCTCTTGACAATGGAGAGCCTGCATACTACAATAACAACGTTCTCAGTCGTTACTTCAGGAAGGATTACTTCAATGGACCAGTATATGACCAAGGAAGAGATGATTCGTGACATGCTCGTTGATCGTCTGCACGAACTAGTTAATCAGGGCATGCTTTCAGAAGCGTGTGCATTGTACGAAGAATATCGTGATGTCCTGTTTAATAATCCTGAAGTTATGACGGCATAATTCTAAATAAAGGCGCCCACTTTCTTCACGGCGCTAAAATGGAAATAGATCTACACAATTTTTTCAGATATTATAAGCACGAAAATCCTCAACATGTTGCTGCTGTTCAGTGGTTAGAGGATAATCTGCCTAAGGAATACCTTGATGATAATTCAGAATGGGTTAAACTATTCAGAAAACCCGTTGCTGGTGCTGCTGGTATTACGAATCCTCTCAAGGTTCCTTACTATCCACAAACAGACAACTATACTAACGCTGAACGTACATGTAACTCCTCTTCCTGTGCGATGTGCCTAGAGTACTTTAAACCTGGTACACTTCCTGCAGGACCCAAAGGTGATGATGCTTATGTCAAGGAAGTCTTCAAGATTGGCGACACTACTGACCACGCCGTTCAGACGAAGGTTCTGGAGAAGTTTGGCGTCAAGTCCTCTTTTTCCTACAACCTGTCCTTTGCTGATCTTGACAAACAGCTTGCTGCTGGTAAACCCGTTGTTATCGGTATTCTCCACCGTGGTACTCTTAGTGCTCCTAAGGGCGGTCACATGTGTGTAGTCATCGGTAAGAAGGGTGAAGACTATATCGTTAACGATCCCTATGGTGATCTCAACGATGGTTACTCTTCCGATGTCATGAATGGTAAGGGTGCTGTCTACAAGAAGTCTCACCTCGCTAAGCGTTGGTGTCCTGCAGGTAATGATGGTTGGGGTCGTATCTTCGATCAACCACTCCCAAAGTAACAGGCGGTAGCAGTGCTCCTGCTGCTGCCGCTGAACCTGCTGCACCAGCTCCTGCTTGGACTGGTAGTGGATCTAAGACTCCTCCCGACGAGGCACCACCTGTCGGTTTGAAGTTAATCAAGGAATTTGAAGGTTGTCACTTGGAGGCTTACCCTGACCCTCTTTCAGGAGGGCCCCCAATCACAATCGGATGGGGGTCCACAAGAGACAAAAACGGAAACCCCTTCAAATTGGGAGACAAGATTACACAAGATGAGGCAGATGCCTTACTTGTGGACCAGTGCCGTAAGCAATTTATACCTTCGCTGCGTAAAATTCCACATTGGGACGAAATGAGTGATGGACAACGAGGTGCTCTCCTTAGTTTTGCGTATAATCTTGGTGCTGGGTTCTATGGTGGGACTAATTTTAATACTATTTCCAAACGACTGAAGAACAAAGAATGGGATTTAGTTCCCGATGCTTTATTCCTCTATCGTAATCCTGGTAGTCATGTTGAAGCAGGTCTCGCCAGACGCCGTAAGGCGGAGGGTGAACTCTGGAAGTCATAAAACTAAATAGTATGCACATTAATTTCTTTAAAAAGATGCTACCTAAGGTTTCCGAAGGAGCAGACAGAGAAGAGAAAAGAGAATGGTTAAGTGATCTTGTTAGAATAGTGATTCTGATTTGGTCTGCAGGCCTACTTACTGCCTCATATGTAAGACTCCCAAGTGGTCAGAAGATCATGGACTTCGACCCAACTTTCATTGCGTCTGTTTTTTCTGGATCCCTAGCTGGATTTGGTATTGCTGCTGCCAAGGCAGGACAAACTCCTGGCGCTAACGGTAACGGCAACGGTGGATCTCTACCAGAGGCACCCGTATATGCCAAGAAAGACGAAGAAACCACAGAACCTGAGGTTCAACCAATATGGTCTGAACCAGAACCAACTCCAGAGCCTACTGTTGACTTAGAACAACGTGTAGAAGCTCTAGAGGCAAAAGCGGATTCTGAAGAAGAGCCACCCGCAGAAGAAGGGTTCGTACAACCTCGTAGAGGCGATCTATAATTAAAATGATTCTTTGAACCTTGTTCAGTTGAATCTACATACCCAAGTTACTTTGGTGACTTGTTGATTTCTTAATCGAACATCATGTTTTGTTAAGTAAACACAAGTTCACCAAAGTATTTTTATGTCTTATACAAAGAAGGCTCTTGCTGCAGCCTCAGCATTGCTCATGGGAAGTAGTGCAATCGCAGCACCCCTTACCTTAGAAGGAAACTACGTCAAGATTGGAACCAACGATGCAGGAACTGTTGGTTCTGGTAGTAATATATCTCCTGGCATTCTTTACGATTCCACGGGAACCGCAACATTTAATCCAGCATATGATTATCTAACACCTGGAACTCCATTTGAAGGATGGACTGTAAAGGGTATTGATTCTGATGGAACCACAGTTCTTTTCAACTATACAAACAATAATACTAATGTTACTTCACCTGCTATTACAGGAACACTGGTAGATAAGTCTGGTGTTGAGTATCGTGGTCTAACATTTGATAACCGTGCCGTATGGTCTGGTTCAGTAACCGAGTTTAATATTGAGCACGATTATCGTTTTAATGATAATCAACAGTTTGTTGATATCAATACTCGTTTAGAGTTCCTGATTAATGTCCCAACATTATACTTTGGACGTTTCACTGACCCAGACGCAAGAGCAGCGGCAGGAGATAGTTCATCAACACTGAATGTTAGAGGATATGCTGGTGGTGTTCCTGAGACCAACATCGTACTCTCAGAAGCACTTGCATCTAAGTACGCATTAGGTTTATTCACTGCCGCAACCAATTCCAATACTGGTATCAGTGCTGGATGGACAACTGACCCAATTGATTATTACAATGGAGTTAATGATGGTGATGGAGACTACACCATCGGTATGGCATTTATGTTCTCTGGTATCAGTGCAGGGGACATTGTTAATATCCAGTATGCTTATATCTTTGGACCTTCTTCTTATGATGCTGCTGCAGGTGCCGTTGCGGGTGGTGCAGGTGGTGCAACCGCATCATCATTTACAGTTACTGATGTAGGTTCTGCTTCTGCTCCTACAACAACTCCATCAACCCCAACGGTTACAGGAACTTCAACCACGGATACCGTTACAACCTCAACATCTTCATCATCAACTTCATCAACATCTTATGTAACCAGAACTGAAACTTCTACTGATGCTGACGGAAATCCAGTTGTAAGAACTTATACTGATACTGTAGTTACTACAACACCAGTTGATACCACAACTACTACGACAACTCCAGTTACAACTACAACATACTCTGATGGTTCTACAACAACTAGCACAGGAACACCAGTTGTAACTTATTCATCTGTTAATGGAACACCAACATCCACTGTAACTGGTACAACACTTGATTCAACATCAGTCACAAGACCTTCTATCGTAACTGCAAACGCACCTACAGCATCTCTTCCAGTTGTCAAGGTAACTCTTACCGAACACACTGCATCTGAGAATGATGGTGTTCAGAAGATTGCTAGGAAGCATACCACTTCAACCACAACTGGTATGACTAGAACAATCGTCAATACACCAGTCACAACCACAACTGCTGCAGACGGTTCGGAGACGGTCTCAGAAGGGACTCCAACAACAACCTATGAGTTCTGGAATGATGTTAATATCTCTTATGATTATGACTCTCTGTATGGACGTGTAGACCAGCATGAGGTTCTTGATAAGGTATCTGGTGGACTTCATGGTATCCTGAACCATACACCATCACATACAAAAGAAAGAGTCAGAGTCTTCTCTAAGAACTATCTGGGATGGTCTAACGCTGATAATGGATACTATGCAAAGTCGAAGGTATTTGGTGGTGGTCTAGAGATTGATGTAAAACCAACCTGGACAATCGGTGCTCAGTATAATGATATATCCATCGACCTGGATGGTACTGATAGCACTTCTAAACTGAATGCAACTCACTACGGAGTATTCAGTATGCTTCGTGGCAATACATTATCACTTCGCACTAATGCTGGACTCGCTCAAAACAAATACTATGTCTCCAGAAATGTTGCTGGTATCTTTGAGAACGAGAGTTCAACAGAAGGTCAAGAGTGGTGGGTAAACAATAGATTGTACTGGCATCTTAATAAGAACATCACCCCATTTGTGGGTCATACTGTAAGTGGATACCGTAGAGATGGTTTTGTTGAGAGTGGTTCTATTCAGTCTGCAAGAAGAGTTGATGAGGTTACCAAGACCGAGCATGTTGGTGAAGCTGGTCTGTCTCTTACTCATCGTTTTGGTGGTAAGAAGAATGATAGATTTGGTATTGGTGTAGAAGCATCTGTCAAGACAAATGCAGATATAGAGGTTCTTGCTGCCGTTGATTATAATCAAACACTATATCTAGAGGGACTGCATCAGATTTCTGATGGCATCAATACCAGTGCAGTATCTGCAAAGGTCAAGTTTAGATTTTGACAAGAAATAAATAATTTGGTATAATGAAAAAGACCCGCCCCTAATAAGGTGGGTCTTTCATTATGAGATAGTGAAGTGACATTTAGAGCCGTGGGCGCTGCCCCTTGAGAAAGGGGAACCTCTCCTTTGCCTATACGGATGTAGAGTTCAATTAAATTTAGTGCAACAATTCCTTTCAGTAGCCCTGCCTCTTCTGGCAACGGTTACAACCACAACGGCAACACTGCCATTCGTAAACTACAAAATGGATGGTGCTCCACCACCAGTAGTTGAAGAGACAGCGATCCTAGAGGTTGCTCCCGAAAAGCCAAAAGAGATTAGGTTTATTTGTAAAGGGTGTAATGAGAATGAAAATGCCACCTTGGCATTTCTTCAAGATCATGGTGTCAAAGACAGAAACGCCCTTGCTACCATCATGGGCAATATTAAGCAGGAATCTGGATTCGTGCCTAATGTTTGCGAAGGTGGAAGCAGAACCAGTTGGCGTAACTGCGGCCGCGGTTACGGACTGATTCAATGGACATCTGCCAATAGATATTATGGATTGGGTGATTTCGCTAAGAAGTATGGTGGTTCTCCATCATCACTTCCTACGCAACTTCGTTATCTGACGAATGAAGTTCAATGGAAACGAATCGAAGACCGCATGAAGACTCCTGGTAAGTCTATCGATCGTTACATGAACTATGCGTACAGTTGGATTGGTTGGGGCATTCATGGTGCTCGCACACATTATGCTCATCAGTATGCGAACCGACTGATCACGGTAGAGGTTTGATATAAAACAGAATAAATAAGGGGAGTGCTGCAGACCTCCCCTTTATGATAAACTTTAGCTTCGGCAAGAAGAAGACAGATAAACGACAACTTATAAAAGTAAGTATTATTGTTTCACTTATTATTGCAGCACTTTCAACATTCAGTGGTATTAGTGAGAAGAGACTTTGGGATTTACTGGATGAGTTTCAGAGAAAGTATATGCCATTAGGCATTCTCAATGAACTTATCATTCTGGATCCAGAGAAGACGGAAAGGAGAGTTGAACGAGACGTTGATTCTGCCATCAATAAGTACTTGACGGAAAATCCAGAAGAGCCTATAATATCTAAACCGAGGTTCATTCAGAAAGAACCAGACGGTAGTGAGGCGCAAAAACTACTTGGTGGTGAAATGCGACTCTGTTCTCCTTGGGTTGACGATTGCCCAAGTGAGTGATATAATAAGTGCATGACTCAGTAGCTCAGTTGGATAGAGCAACTGCCTTCTAAGCAGTCGGTCGCTGGTTCGAGTCCAGCCTGAGTCGCCTTATTCCTCTATAGCTCAGTCGGTAGAGCGTTTG